GTTCGTCTATTTTGTCCAGCAATGCCTTGTTGATTTCGATTGTGTCTATTTCGCCCAAAATGGTACTTTTTAGCCCCTGTATTTCTGTGAGTATACTTTTATGTTCGCAAGGTGTTTCATGGTTGTACGTCACGCTGACAAACGCAAAACACAGTATAAGTGATATGGTGTAGTGTATTATGTAATCTCGCTTTTTCATGTTATACCTCCTTGCTTGATTTCTACTGTGCAAATAGTGTCATTTTTGGTTCCACCGTGTGGTACAAGAAGAATCTTTTGCATTTCAAAACCCCTGCCCTTCCCCATTCCCATACTGCTCCACCCAAAACAAATTACTTTTCCGTTTGGCTTACATGCCCGGGCAATTTCGTCTTTGGCTTTTGAATAGAAGTCCATTTTTGTGTTGTACCCTGCAATTCCTATGCCTTGATAACATTCCATTATTTGTCTTGGGCTGTATGGCGGGTCAAACAGTACCCCGTCTGCGTAATTCTCATGGAACTGCTTTAAAAATTCTGTTGCTTCAAGGTGATAGTCTGTTTTACAGTTTGGGTTTAAATCGTTGGTTATTACTTTAACCATGAGATTTGATAAATCACTGTTTCTTGCAAAAGGGTCTAGCCAAATGCCGGAAACAATCTCTTGTGCTAATAGATCTTTTATTGGCTTTATTGTAAATGTCTCATTATTTGGCATTGCCCACATACGTTCTATAATCATCTTGCCCTCTTTTCTGAGGTTAGGCGGCTAACCTCTACCAGTCCCAAATATAATATTTTATTCTCAGCTGTGCCGCCGTACAGCTGGAGGGTTATTTACCGTGGTGTATGCCGTGGCAGTCGTTACAAAGCACAATTACATCGTTGAAAGTCTCACAACCTAAGTTTTCATATGTCCTGTGGTGTACGTCCAGTTGCTTTTCTTTGGTGCTACATAGTTGACACTTGTACTGATAGAATTTTAGTGCTTCCTGTTTGAAGTGCTGCCAATGTCTTGTTTTAAGATATTCTTTATACGGCATACCCCTCATTTGTGCTATGGATACCAGGAAGGTTGTATCCACAAAAACAAGTATGTGTTCTGTAAAATCTAAACTAGATTGCATAATTTAAATGTCCTCCTGTAATATCTTAGGTTTATATATCCTGGGGCTCCATTTCTTTGTTTGGCTACGATGATCTTAATTTCAAACATTTCCGCCTGTTCGTTGGTATCCTTGGGTACATGAAGGAAGATTACATTATCCGCGTCCTGCTCCAGCGCTCCAGACTCCCTAAGGTGATGTAATTCCGGTTCCCCTGCTGATACACTTTCCCTTGACAACTGGCTAAGAGCTATAACCGGCATTCCAAATTCCATAGACATTTCTTTTAATTGCCGTGATATGTCCTCTATCTCCTGCCGCCTGTTCTCAGTCTTTTTCAGGCTCTTGCATAATTGCAGATAGTCAAGTATTAATATATCGAGCTTTCCGTTGTTTTTAAGTTCCCGACAATACCCACGGATTTCCTGGACCGTTGAAAGTCTATCGTTGATTTCTATGGGTAATTCCATTATTGCGCCGTTGGCTCTGCCTATTTTGTCCCAATCCCCATCTTCAAGACTTTTGCATAGTCTCAGTTTGTGACCATCCACATCTGCCATGTTTGACAGTATCCTTTTGGCTATCTGCATATTGGACATTTCACGGGATACAAACAAACAATGATTTCCTTTTTTCGCCAAATTAATCATAAGCTGAATTGCAAAGGCTGTTTTCCCGACACCTGGGCGGGCGGCTATCAAGGTTAATTCTTCTTCATGTAACCCTGCTAGCAAACGGTCAAGGTCGTAAAATCCGGTAAAAAGTTTATTATCTGTTTTTGAATTGTATTTTCCCTCTATATCCTGCATTACTACGTTCATTATTCCTGATAGGCTGTTGTCAGTTTTCTTATTCTCATAAGCTTTCAAGTCAAACAACTGTTGAATGTTGTTTTTAAACTCTACGGCGTTTTCATATTCCCCGGTAATTGCTGCGTCTTTTGCTTTGTCTGCTGCTATAATGATTTCCCGGCGCATGGAGTATGTTTTTAAACTTCCGATATAGTGTTCCATGTTTTCAGGAGAAGCAACATAATTGGTGAGGCTGGTTACGTATTCAAGCGAGTTGTCTATGCGCTTTTTCAAGGTGTCCGATACGCTTATTATGTCAATCTCCTGCTTTTTATTGTACATGTACTGAATGCCTTTGAAGCAGGTTTTGTTAATGTCGTTCAGGAAGTCAGATTCATTCAGTTTAACAATATAATCAAGCTTTCCAAGTAAGAGACACCCTAGTACTGATTTTTCAATGTCTGTGTTATGTGGATACATTATTTCGCCCCCTTAAAGTAATTTGATTGATCCGGATATATGCTTTGTTCTTTCTTAAATGTCAGGTGATATTTTTCAAGTCTGTTTTTCAATAATGGTATACTGCGTCCGTTGGTATCAAGGTAATCATCTTTGCAAGTTATAAACCATGTTATATATTTCTTCACGTAGTCCTCGGAATACCCGTTATCAAGAAAGCTTTTTATTATAGTTCCATCTCTTGACCAATTCGGGATATACGCATTTTCAAATTTCTTTTTGTATTCCTCACAAAAGAAATTAATTAAATTACTGTTCGGATTCTCTTTTTTGGTTTTTTTCTCTCTTGTAGTTTTAGTATTAGTTTTAATATAGTTTTTTTGGTTGTCTATTTCACCAATGGTACCTTTGACTGTTTCACCAATGGCAGCCTCGATTGTTTCACCATTGTCTGTTTCACCATTGTCTATTTGACCAATGGTTGTTTCACCAATCCATTGAGAATAATGCTTATTGAAAGAAATTATCCTACCTTTACCATTAGTAATAAGCTGATTAATTACCTTCCTGTCTGCCAATTCTTTTAATTCTCTTTGTAGCTGGCGTTTATCGCATCCAGTAGCCTTAGAAATAAATGATAGCGACAAGTCATGTTGCTTTCTCTTATATCCGTATGTCTGCCGCCAAACAACAAAGATGATCCTGTATTGTGTCGGACTGAGTTTAATCCTTGCCATTTGTTCAAGTATTTCATGCGCTATGACAGTATATCCATTTTCTGTCTGTACATTTTCCAACTAACCACCCCGTTTACCGAATGTATGTTCTTAATTCTATTATACTAAGGTTACAACCTTTTGTCAATCTTTTTACAACCTATTGACTAATTATTTTTACCGTGTTACAATACTGTTTGAAAGGAGTTGTTTAATTGTGCCTAGTACAAAAAATCGCGTTGTTGTCCTGCTCCCTGACGACATACTTGAATCAATGAAACTACAAGCCCAAAAGGAAAACCGCTCAATGTCGAATATGATTTTAATAGCCCTTAAAAAGTACCTGGAGGAGAGCCGCAAATAAAGCGGCTTTTTCTCTGTATAGCTTTATATATCCTGGCATTTGACCGCCCCTTTAAAACATAGTTACTTGCGCCTTTGTTTCATATGTCCGTTTTTCTTGCTGAAATATAGTTGTCTGTATGTTTTGTGCCAGTTTGGAATTAAACCCCTCAACAAACTCCTTTTTGATTTCAAAGCCGTACGATTTGCGCCCTAACTGCTCGGCACCAAGCAACGTCACACCGCTTCCAGCACACGGGTCTATTACTACGTCCCCGCTGTCTGTAAAAATGTTAATAAGGTTTCTGATAACCGGTAAGCTTTTCTGGTTTGGATGAATTTTGGGCGTTTCGGTATCGCGAATATAATCCATGCAATTAAATATCATTTTCCCGTCATTGTTAAATTTAGGCAGTTTTTCTCTATACAAGAGTACGGCATATTCACAATTCCCGACTATTTTCATGTTGGCTTTTAGCACCTGCGCCGAATAATTTTTCCTAAAAACAAGGTTTATATAGTGGTTGAAGCCGTATTTCCGACCTTCTCCTATGAGTATAAATTGCTGCTCAAATTCACAAAAAACGATCATACATCCGGCTTGCCCTGTTTCTTTGGGTTCCTTCTTCAACATTGTGCTGACAAAGTGCATAAATTCAGGTATCCTAAAATCCTTGTCTGTGTCGAAGAATGACTTGCCCGCCAACTCGCTTTCGCCGTTTTGGTTATCGCCGTCCTTATACCAACTCGGGTTTGAGGCGTATGCGTTTACCCCTATGTTATAGGGTATATCTGCAATTATTAGCTGCGCCTTTGGTATACTGTAGCGCTTATAGTTTTGAAAATGGTCACGGTATAATTCCATCCTCACCCCACCTTATTCTGCCGTCTCTTTCTCTGCCTATAGGCAGTAACTAACCTTCAATCTTTGTTTTCCTCAACCTCAAACTTATCCCATAGCCAGCGGAGCATATTAAGCAAATCATCTTTAGTAGTAGCATTGTGTGT